CAAGTTTGGTGAATGTGGATATTAAGTTGGAAAAAGCAGGGCAATAGTTGTCATTGCGGGGTTAATAGACAAAAAGTGTTGCTATTTTCGGCAATTATGAACAATGTGTCGAATCAAAAGCAATCTTCTTTCTGTGCTTAATCCTTGATGAATTTTTAAATTCTCTTTTAAATAATGACAGCCATTATCATCTGTATAAATAACATCTGAGTATTTTTTGAAGCCTTCTGAAGTTGCAATTTCTGTTTGATTATCATAGCATTCCCTCAATTTATCATAAAGCATCAAATCTTTATATACTGATACTATAATTGAAGTTCCACGAATATCATATGGAGAGCTAAGCAATTTAAGGTGCGATATGTTTAAATTATCCAAAGGAATATTTTGTCCTTTTTTAACATAATCTAAAATATATTTAGGTACTCTATGCTTCATTTGAATATCAGATGGATTGCTGGAGTTTACAAGTCGCTGTAAAGAAGCGTCTGGCCTTAATGATATTATAGTCTGATCGCCTATTGCTGGTTTTTTAACATGAATATAATCAGGATTTAAAATCGTGATTCTTTTCCATATACCAGCATTTCTATCTAATTCTGCATAAGGAAAAGACTCACCATTTTTCCAAAATTCCAATGAGGCACCATACACAACAGAATATAAATCTATTCTATCGGCCATTTCTAAAAAGAACTCTTGAATCTCTTTACTTTTACATGTAATATTGATTTTAGAAATAGGATATGATGAATGCAGGTTGATTGCATTTCTAACGATTGGATGTGTATCATAAAAAATTCTATTCCACGCATTCATTGTAACACGATCACGAGGAAGATTTAAATTCGCCAATTGAAACAAAGGAGAATATAAATCAGGCGCCATTCGATCTGACATGCTCGTGGTAGTTGGAAGAACTGAAGCACTTGCAGTGGCAGTCTTTCTAAAATTAGGACTATGGTCTACAGCAGAATGCATAAAATTACTTTCTGCATCCGTCTTTTCTTCTCGACTCAAGGATTGATGCACCTCTGCTCGTCTAAGATCACTTAATTTACGTAAAGTATCTTGAGTTACAGGTTCGTTTTCTTTAGAAATATTAGAATTTGGCGTTCTCGCTCCTCGTCTATTCATTTAATCTCCTTATTTAAGTCTCGGCAAGTGGACTAAAAACGGCCTTATCATGGTTGGTTGTGTATCTATTCCTGGTTTAATTGAAAAACCATGAGTGATATCAAATTTCCAAGCTATATAAGCATATAGCAGAGCCATCAATCCATCATTTGGTATGCTACCCTTTTTATAAGTTTTAATCTGTTGTCCACCAGACATTCTTACACCCATTTCCATAGAAGTACAATGATCTATAAGCCATTCTATGTGCTCATAACTTCCCCATGGAAATCTAATCTTACCTTTTCTGAATTTATCAAAAATTTCATCGATTAATAAATCTTTATTATAACCAATAATTAATTCATCTTCACGATATTTAAGTGGTTTAACTAAACTTCCGCTTCCTTGTGCTCCTAAAAATTTACTATGATAAAGTAATTGTAAATCAGATACTACATCATTACCATAAAAATGATCTGACACTCCTTGTATGATACCAAATCTACGATAACATTCTTTAATAGTAGCAATTTTATGACGAAATCCGTGTTCACCAATTTTATGTGTATGTTCCACAAGCAATGTTCCATCATGTTGTGCAGATAATACAACAATACAAGAAAATGATTGACCTCTATCAATATTATCATTTTCCACCTTTCCACCCCAATCCACTCCGAGATATGTTTTCTTTTCTCTTGAGTCTATTCTGCGTGCCATGCATCGATCTGCATCTCTACAGTGTTCATAAATATCAGCTTTAGTTAAAGGTAAACCAGCACCAGAATAAAATTCACCAATTACTTCGTTGTTCCAGACTCTCATTGATTGTGTAGGATTATTTTCCGGCATTAAATCTAAAATATTTTGCTTAGGAAATTGTGGTAAATATAATTGATTAATATGATATCCAACATATTTAGCGGTTTCTGGATCTTTTGTTGGAACCCATGCTCCATTTTCAATTGCTTCTATTTTATGTTGCCTATGTCCACAAAGTGGGCATTGTATAATAAAGCCATCTACCCAAATGTGCTTCCATCTATCATCGCCAGAAAGATAAAATGGAAATGTTTGCTTGCAGTTAGTACATCCCAAATGATAATATCGTTGGTCTGATAACTCCCATATGGAATGGAAAAAAGAACTTCGCTCCTTTGGCGTTCCAAAATAAACTTGCACACCTTTACCAACCGGACCATATTTTGCTGCGGTTAGAATTTTAGTAGCATTGCCAATAGCTAAACCATACATTTCTTGACAATTATGGGCCAATGGTCCTCCAGCATTTTTAGCCCGATTAGAAGATGTAACGACAAAATTATGATTATCTTTAACTTCTATATCATAAACGATCTCTTTTTGATTTAAATAATGTACATCATTAATACTTAAAAATCTATATTCCTTATAATTAGCATTCCAGTTGTGCTTTTTAACACTTCTATACTTTTTAAGAATTTTATATTCTATGGATGGATGTATATATGGTGCAATTAATTTACATAATTTATCAAATTCATTTTTCTTAAAGTAAATAAAAAAGAAATCAGAACCGCCATGATTGTAAGATTT